TTAAAACTCATGGACTAGCCATTCATCGGCTTGTTCAAACATTTCTTCTACTAAACGGTTGAGCACTGATTTTTCTTGTTTAGTTGCATCAGTATTAATGCCATTGGCTTGCATCGGCTTGACCTTAACCTCGGCACCGGGAAACACTTGATGCACACGTTTGGTCAATTCAGCTTTAATCATTTCATTGGCGTTAGTCAGGCCGGCGACATTCCGTTTGTCATAAATTAATTCTACTCGCATGATTTCTTTCCTGGGTGATTAATACTGTATTAATATACAGCTATATTTGGCATAAAACAACCGAGTTTTAGCCATTTTAATGTGAAATGAGGTTAAATGATTGTTTTAGTGATATAAAAAATAACCGCAGGTGATTAAATGGCTAATCACCTGCGGTTATTTTTATGCGAGATTTTATCTTCTTGTTTATACACATGATTTAGATTTTTTGACACGCTAATATAAATCTAAGAATAGGTGGCTTTGGCTAATCTATCTCTAACCAGCGGGCATCAACCACCACGCCAAGTATCTTACAGTTGCCATTCAGCTCAATTAAACGGTAAGCAGGATTCAATGGTTTCAAATACTTAACGCCAGCATCAACAATTAATTTTTTAAATGTCGCTTCATTATCGTCAGTTAATTTGGCGACAACAAAGTTACCCGGCATGGGTTCTTTTTCCGGATCGACCAGAATAATCATTCCTTCCGGAAAACTGATTCCTGACGGTGAAGTCATGGAGTCACCTTTTACGCTCAACCAAAATGCACTGTCATGCGCATTTTTGGTCGACTCAGGCCAAATTTCTATATCACGTAATTGATAGGGTTCTATGGCCTCATACCAATTTCCTGCGCTAATCCAACTGATTAACGGGTAACTGTTAGCGACTGTCCCTGTGGGTTTGTCATTGAGTCGGTTTGGGGATGAGATAGACAAACTTTCAGCCATTTTTGCCAATTCTGTTGCCAAAGAAGGACTAAAACTACTAATAGGCTCATTAAGCACTTTGGCAAAAGCAGCTGCATTGGTCACATTGAGCGGGTTTATACCGTTTAGGAATTGGTTCACCGCACTTTGGCCCACCCCTAACTCATGCGCGACAGACTCCTGGGATATACCCAGTACTTTTTTCTTGGCATTAAACAGCTCTTTCAGCCGTTTAGCGTCGTCTAACTGTTCTGGCGTCAATGGCTTCTTTTTCATGAGTCAATTTTATTACCGTTAGCAATAATATCCAATCACCTGCGGTATTGACTATAAAATCACTTGCGGTAATAATCAATCGAAATGTATAAGAGAAACGCATGTAATCGCACCGGCAACAGGCTCTGTGATCAGTGTCAGAGGCATCTGCGGCATGAGTTGCTCTGGTTCGCACAAGAGGACGGCAGCCAGATTTATCGGTGGTTTCCGTTGTTGAGCAATCGATAGGCTGAGGCGTCATTCCTTGACCCCGCCTTTTGTGGAGTAGTTATAAATGAGTTCAATAAACGGCAACGCAGCTGGCAGCCATAGCCAGAAAAGTCAGAGCATGAGAGATATTCAATTGGTGTTGGCGCGCTGGGGAGTATGGGCAAGGTTCAGTTCTGGGCTGGATTATTCATCTATTGCTGCGGGGTTTAAAGGACTCCTGGCTGATACTTCTAAAAACAAAGCTTCATGTTGCGATGATGATGGTTTAGTGGTCGATGGGTGTGTTGCCCGCTTAAAACAATATCGCCCAGATGAATATGAATTAATTATTCGCCATTATGTACTGAATCAATCAAAGCGTGCTATTGCACGTCAGCAAAAAAGAGATGAAAGACTGATCAGAATTAATATACAAATGGCTGAAGGTTTTATTGATGGTTGCCTGGCAATGTTGAATGTAAAATTAGAAATGGATCCGTTTATTGAAAATCTCCATTTTTATGAAAAAACATTAGTGCGGTCCGCGAAAAGTGTATTAGTCTGATATCACTGGTTTATGAGTTACGCAGGAATAATAATTTAAAGTCTCGCTATTGCGGGATTTTTTTATTTTCACATTTTTATTCATGAAGCAGGAAAATAAATTTAAAAATAGTGAAAAAAACATTAACGCGGTCCGCAAAAAGTGTATTAGTCTGATATCACTGGTTAGTAACACACTGATTGAATAACAGGAAAGCCCCGCATTGTCGGGGCTTTCCTGTTTCTGTTGGTTTTACACGCCAGTGTATCAGAGAGGGAGGTTATAAATGAATGAACAAAGTCAGCTTCCGTATTGGTGGACTGGGGCACTGGCATTATTCTCGGCTCTGAGTTTACAGGATTACATCTTTATTCTTGGTACCCTGGTTAGTGTGATTTTTACTGTCAAAACCTATTACGTCAATTTACGAGAAAAAGACGCGATAATTAAAGAAGAACAACGTAGAACTGAAATATTGCGCGATTTCCTGCGTGATAAAGCTGTGGACAGTATTCCAGCCGCTATCGCGGTGTGTCATGACGCATTACGCAAAATGGAGGGCTGACATGACACCAATACTGATGAAAACCAAGGAGGGTAAATGAACCGACGAGTCATCATTATGGTATTGCTGACGCTGCTCCTCATGGGGTTGATGGCAAATACTTATCGCCTCAGCGCCAAGCAGAAGCAAGAACATGCCCAGCTACAGAGTGAACGAGTAGTTAATCAAACACTAGGTGACATCATTGATGCCTATCAGTTGAACGAGGCCGCTAATCGCGCGGCTGTTGCCCGACAACTGGAAAGTGAGAGGAGGTTACGACATGAAGCGGAGGACCGCCTCAAACGATTTACGTTGGCGACAGCAAATGACAACTGTGCTGCTAGCCGTATGCCTGAGTCTGGCATTGACATCCTGCGGGAATAAGCCGCCTCCATCGTTAATCAAACCCCCGCTGTTATTGCCACCAGAGTCGGCAATGACGCAATGTGAAATTCCTGAATTTACCGGCACAACATGGAGTGACAGTGCTTTATATGCCATGACACTTAAACAAGCGCTCCGTATTTGTAAAGGGCGGCTGGATGAAGTTATCCAGTGGCGTGATAGCCAGATAAATAGCCGTTATCGCAAGGAGGTGCCGTAGTTATCTCTCTATGGAGCAATTATTTTTCAGAAGAATATCCAGCGCATTTTCATGCCGGAATTCTCATTTCTTATCGGGTGAAATCATGAATGCAGCTCAAATCAGGCAACTGGCGGCCGCCGCGTTAATGGGCAAAACAGATGCGAAAGGCCGTGTCTATTCAACGGATGTATGGCCAGTAACGCTATATCCAGCGATTTTGTTACAAACGCCAATGGAAGTGAAAGAGTCGATCGGCCGCAATGCACCACAATTCAAGACGATGACGACATTGCAAATTAGCGGGCATATCCAACTGAGCGAGGCAGAAAATAGGGTCACCGAAGCGGCATCGGCGCTTGAACGTTTGTGTGAGCAAATTCAACGGGCGGTGATTAACAGCTATGAGTTGACCAGCCAGATACAGCAGTTTGCCAAGGTACGAACCACTATGGGTATCGACACCAGCAGCGAACAGCATTTTGCTCAAGTAAAAGTGGAGTTAGACCTTGAGTATTACCAGGGGCCAGAGGATTTCTTTCCACTGGAAACGCCCCAACTGGGGGGCATCGATGTCACGATGCATATGCCTGATGGCACGACTGAACCCTTGATAGCCATTACCTTCCCGGAGTAACCCTATGTTCGTAAAACCCACGGCTGGCCGCGCAGTGCGCGACCCGGTCAAGGGTACCTTATTGCCTGAATCTGGCTCAGAGGTCCCTGATAACGCATTTTGGCACCGTCGCATTCAAGACGGTGATGTGGTGCAAGCCTCTGTTAAATCAGTGGTATCTGCATTTGAAGTGTTAACAACGGAGAGTACAAAACTATGACCATTCCTTTCACTAATATTCCGAGTAACCTGCGCACGCCATTATTCTTTGCGGAGTTTGATAATTCCCAAGCCAACACGGCGAGTACCACCCAGCGCACGCTGATTATCGGGCAAACATTGCCGGAAAGTACGTTGCCAGCCAATGTGCCGCTACTGGTTTCATCAACCGCCACAACTGCTGCTTTGGCGGGGGCCGGTTCAATGTTGCATGGGCAAATAGCCGCTTATCTGGCTAATGATACAGCGGGTGAAGTGTATCTTTTACCACTGAATGATGCAGATAGCATGACGGCCGCCATCGGTAAAATTACGGTGACTACGCCAGCCGCGGCCACTGGAGTTATTTCACTGTATATCGGCGGCATTCGGGTACAAACCACGGTAGTTGCAACTGATGATGTCAACACCATTGCCGCCGAGCTGGCGGCTGCCATTGAGGGCAAACCTGACTTGCCGGTGAGCGTTGTGCATACCGGTGAAATGGTATCTGAAGGTGCGGTAGTGGTATTAGCCGCGAAAAATAAAGGCGCTCATGGCAATGATATCGACCTGCGCCTGAACTATCTCGGCAGCGCTGGCGGCGAATCAACACCTGATAGCCTGGTACTAACGCTAACCCCAATGGCAGGTGGTACCGGGGCACCCGACTTGGCCGGCGGCTTGGCGAATTTGCAGGATCGCACCTTTGATTTCATCATCAATCCGTATACCGATACGGTGTCTCTGGATGCACTCAAGGCCTTCCTTTCTGATAGCACTGGGCGTTGGAGCTACAGTCAGCAATTGTACGGCCACAGTTTTGCTGCTCAGTCTGGCACTTATGGACAACTGACTGCGGCGGGTGAGTTGCGTAATGACCAACACGCCTCGCTGTTGGGGATTCACCACTCTCCGACTCCTGCGCATATTTGGTCCGCAGCTTATGTCGGTGCTATTGCGCAGAGTCTGCGTAATGATCCGGGTCGTCCGCTGCAAACACTGGCGGTGAACGGCGTTTTGGCCCCGCCATTGTCCAGCCGTTTTACTTTGACGGAGCGCAATAACCTGCTGCATAGCGGCATTTCCACGGTGACAGTGGCGGATGACGGTACAGTGCAAGTGGAAAACATCATTACTACCTATCAGACCAACAAATACGGTGCTGAGGATGATAGCTATCTACAAATTGAAACGCTGTTCTTGCTGATGTTTGTCACCCGTTACTTGCGCACACAAGTGACATCTAAATTTGCACGTATGAAGTTGGCTGCTGATGGCACCCGTTTCGCAGCGGGTTCGGCGATTATCACTCCTAACGTTATTCGTGCCGAGCTGATTGCCCAGTATCAGACACTAGAATTTAACGGCTACGTTCAGGATGCCAAAGGTTTTGCCCGTGGCTTGATTGTCGAGAAAAGTGCCAGCAACCCAAATCGGGTCGATGTGTTGTGGACTGGTGTGCTGATTAATCAGCTGCGTATTTTCGCAGTACTCAATCAATTCCGCCTGCAAGCAACGGCTTAACTCTTCGATCATCAAGTAGTCGGCTCCTTAACAGTCGGCTCTTTCAGCATAAAAAAGGAAATAAATTATGAGCAATACTTCAAATCGCCTGGCGGGTACAGCCTATGTCACGGTCGATGGCATTACCGTTATGGTGGCGGGTCAGTTCAAATACAGTCCGTCAAAGGTCAAGCGCGAGACGGTGATGGGAATGGACGGAATACACGGCTATAAAGAAACCGTGGTCGCGCCGTCAATCTCTTGCACCATCCGGGACAGTGGCGGCGTTTCTATCAGTGACTTCAATGATCAAACCAATGTCAATATTGTGTGCGAATTGGCAAATGGCAAAACTATTATCGGCAGTGGTATGTGGTCGGTCAGCACCTTGCTGGTAGACAGCACTGAAGGTACGGTGGATGTCAGTTGGGAAGGCGGCTCGGTGACGGAGAACTGATATGTCACAACTGGAACGCAGTAAAACCATTTCACTGGTTAAACCCATTTCGCATGAGGCCACCAAGACCACCTATGAGGTCGTTGAACTGAGCGAGCCGACACTGTTGCAAGTACAGCAATTCTACGATGAGCAAACCAAGGCAGGCTCGCTTAGCGGTATGGGATTACTGATTGCATTGGTATCTGGGGTACCGCGTGAGGCGATTAAAAAAATGGCTTTCACCGACTACAAAGTTTGCGAGGTTTACATGATGGGTTTTTTAGCCTACTCCCCAACGGGGGACGATGGCGCGAAATAATCGCTGACGTCACTTACTACTATAGCTGGGGGCCGGGCGATGCCTGGTCCCTGACCTACAGTAATTTAATATGGTGGTGCCAGCAGGCCGAGCGGATTAATAATATTAAGGCTGGCAAAAATGGCTAATAAATACAAGATTGATGAAGTTCCTTCCCTAGAGGATATCGCAGGAACGGAAATACCGGCATATAAAAAATACACGTCAAAAGTAAAACCTATATTACGTAATGTACCCTCTCAAGCTTTCAATGGTTATAGACTGATTCGCACAGGGAATATTGCTATCGCGGCTGGTGCTATAGGAATGCATTGGCTCAATGGAGAAGCGGACGAGGCACATGAAATCAGCACTGCTGCACAAGATGTGGGTGCTCCTGTTGACCAATTCAGTTACATAAGTGGCGCTATGCAAATTCGTGGTGCGGATAGAAGTACTGCAATTCAATCGTCTGAGCACCTGTATAGAACATTTAATAATATTTTGTTGGGAAAGGATAAAGAAGCGACTGAGCTGCTTCAAAAATATAATGTTGATATTGCTAAGAATGAAAATAATACAGTTAATTTACCTAAAACCATGGAGAATTTAGCGCCAATTTTTAAGAATAAAATGGAGAGGCAGGAGCAAGATACATTAATTAATACATTAGCAGGAAATAGTGAAGGTGTAGGATTATTACGAGAAGGACTTGAGATAAAAAATTTGTTAAGTGCTTCAAGCCGCTTTGGCTTAACAGTTGATCCAGAGTTGATTGCCAAACTTCAAGAGCTAAGGCTCAGAACCACTGAGTTTGGTGCTGCTGTAGATGGAATCAAACAGAAAATTGCTGATACTGTCAGTGATACACTGACTTTCAAAAATACTTTAGCAAATACTATTGGTGGGCTGACAGATGTAATGACTTATGGCCCAGATAACTTTTCACTTATGCATACTCTAGGACTTACAAGTGGATATGAATCAGAAAAATTAAGGCATGCTTATGACAGTAATGATTTTTATCAGCAACTGAGTCTGTATGAAAAAATCATGCTCGATTTTGGCCTAATGACTGATGGTTATGAGCGAAAATATGATGAGTATTATGCACCCAAAAATATGAATCCGGAATCTGTAGAATCTAGGTCAGAAAATAGTTGGGATTCTGAAGTTGAAAATACGTGGAATCATAATCGTATTACAGATCTAAATGCACCAGAACCATATTCTCTTTTACCTTCACATTCTATTTATCCAGATAGCAATATCGTCGCTCCGCCTGCCTCGATATCACCAATTTATGCTGAACAAATGAGTGATTTTAATTTCACGGCTATTGCCGATGTCATTGCTACCGCCATGCAGAATAACCGCGTGCAGATAGAACTGACATTAATCGATGGGCGAACAGGAGAGACTTCAGTCGTTCTGGGGCAGGGCGGTGGCAGAATTACCTACGCCATGGCGATGCCGATGTAATTTAGTCAGCTATGCCCACTCTTTGTATTAACCCGCTTTGGCGGGTTTTTTGCTTTCTATCGTCAGAGTTCTGAACAGGAGAATGAAATGTCATTTATCGGTAATACCTTATCTGCGCTATTAGCCGGCGGTGACGACAGCTGGCAATGGTCGGAACATTTGCATCAGGCCTCATTTCGTGGTGTTCCGTTCGTCATTAATAAAAGCATCGGTACTTTTGGTCGCCGCCAAGTGGTGCACAGCTACCCCTATCGTGACACCAGCTATATCGAAGATTTGGGGCGCAGTGCGCGCAGTATCGTCTTGACAGGTTTTTTGGTGCAAAACAGCCAGATTTACACCGCACCAGATGTAATGACACAGCGTGATTCATTGATAGCTGCTTGCGAAATGCCAGGGGCTGGAACCTTGGTTCACCCAACACTGGGTGAAATGACGGTCAGTATCAGTGAATTGAAAATCGATGAAGATACTGCGGGGGGGCGGATATTCTCATTCACCTTAACGGTGGTCGAATCTGGCTTGCGCGCCTTTGCCATTACCGGTGCCGCTGAAATGGGCGTATCAGTGCAATCATCCTGGCTGAGACTGAGTGCCAAAGCTGTTGCCGGTTTTATCTCCACAGTGAAAGGGGAAATGCGCTCGGCGACACAGGCGATAAAAACACTGAAAAACACGGCTGCATTTTGGGGGCGAATGGTCACAAATACCACCAATGAAGCCAGTAACCTGGGAAATGCGCTGCGCTCCACTTTTGGCCGTAACCGCTATGGTCGCTACAACCACGGCACCGTGGGCGGGAGCAGTTCGGGAGCGACGGCGGCGGTCAATCAGCAACAAGACACCACGAACCTTTCATTGCTGGTGGCGCAACGGCTGGCATTTACCGTCGAAGGGCAGGTGGCGGTAAACACTGCGGTGAATGAATTCCTTGATGCTAACAGCATAGATAGTCATGGCGAGAAAATGTTAGCGGTGGTTAATACCGTGCAGAACAGCGGTATCAGCACACCAGATATTATCCGCATGATGGAAAATCTGTCGGTAACTCAAGATGATACATTCCGAAGTCATGAGAGTGATCGGGCAGTTGCTGCTGCCAGCCATCATTTAATGATGGCCTTGTGCGCCGGTGGGATGGTCTGCGCAGCGGCACAATATCAACCAGAAAACTATGACGATGCGGTCACCGTGCTCGGGCGAGTCTGTGACGTTATTGACGCCACGGCACTGGTCGCCGCTAACCGGGGAAATGATGAGACATACAGAGAATTGATGTTGATGCGGGAATCTATCGTCCTGCTCTTGCAGCAAGCTGGTGCGAATTTGTCGCGGGTGGGCGAGGTCAGTTTTAACCGATCTCTGCCCGCCCTGATGCTGGCAAACCGGCTATATCAGGATGCATCACGGGGGGATGGGCTGGTGAAAATGGCCAATCCAATTCATCCGGCATTTATGCCTACCCGATTTAAGGCATTGAACTTATGAATGATGAACGCCTAAGTGATGACTTAACGCTGGAAGTGGGAGGCAGGGCAATAACCGGTTGGAGCAAAGTTCAGGTTACCCGGAGCATTGAAAAATTACCCAGCAGCTTTGAACTGTCATTGATGGACCGCTATCCCGCTAGCGGAGGGCAACAGTGGGTCAATCCCGGTGATTCGTGTGTGGTTAAGCTGGGAAATGACGCTGTTCTCACTGGTTATATCGACAGTTGGGATAACAAAATTTCCGGCACCACCCATGAAGTTACCGCAAAAGGACGAGGTAAATGCCAGGATTTGGTTGATTGCTCCGCTGAATGGCCAAACAGTGTTATCAGCCAATCGACGGTATTGCAGATTGCACAAAAACTGGCATCGCCTTATGGCATCAATGTCACCTCAGACATTACCGATATGGCTGTGGTACCTAAATTCACCCTTAATTGGGGGGAAACGGCGCAAGCGGTGATTGAACATGTCACTCGTTGGGCGGCTCTGCTCTATTACGACCAACCGGATGGTCATTTATATCTCACTCGTGTCGGCTCACGTAAAGCCGCCAGCGGTGTGGCGCAGGGTATCAATATCCTCAGTGCCAACTTGCATACCGACACCCATCAGCGCTTTGTGGATTACACCGGCGTCTCGCTTTCCAGCAATAGCGTTGCCCGCCGTTCGGCTTCGGGAGGGAACAATGCCTCGATTTTGGTCAGAACTCAGGATGCCGAGTTAGCACAGCAGTTCCCGAATCGCCATCGCAATAAAATTATCATCGTCGAAAGCACGATGAATTCCGAGAATTTGGTGAGGAACAGTCTCGATTGGAACATTAACCGTAATAACGGTCGATCCAAAGTACTCAATGTACAAGTCGATAACTGGCGTGACAGGAATAATCAGTTATGGGAAACCAACTCACTGATCCCTATTACTATTCCAGCTATGGGGTTAACGGATAAGCTGTGGTTGTTATCTGCGGTGACTTATATAAAAGACGCCAATGGGACGGTAGCAAACATGACGTTGATGCCACCGGAAGCCTTTGCTGTTCAGCCTTATAAAATCAAATGAAACAGGGGATTAACCATGAATGATGTCAGTGGACAACTCTCGACCCTGTACCGACAGATAAAAATGTTGTTGGGCATTGGCCGGGTAACCGCTTTTGATGACAGTGATGGGGTGCAAACTGTGCAATATCAGACCGCGCTGGAGGTTCATAGCGATACACCTCGATTAGCGGAGTTTGGTTTTTCGTCGGGATTACCCGCAGGAAGTGATGTGGTGATTGGCTTCCTCGGCGGTGATCGTTCCAGCGGCATGATTGTTGCCTCTAATCACGCCTCTTACCGCCACATGGGGCTAAATGCCGGGGAAACTGTCATTTATTCTCAATGGGGGCAGTTTATTAAATTGACGGAAAGTGGCGTAACGATTGAAGCCCATCATCAGCCGGTGACCGTCAACAATGCTACGGAAGTGACGGTAAATGCATCGGTAAAAGTACGGCTAAACACCCCGCGACTCGAGGTCAGTGGCGATATCGTTGATAACGCTGAAAGCAATTCGACTACGCTAAAAACCTTGCGCGACACTTACAACAACCACAATCATCAGCTCAAAAACGTGCAGTCGGGCAGTGCCACTCTTACCAGTGAAACACCCGCTAAGGTGGTGCGATGACAACAGATATTAAAACCATTTGGGATGTCGATGCTTCTTTGGGCGACTGGCAAGCGGGTAATGGTGGCTTGCTGGATGGCGACGACCTGCATACCGCTATTTTACTGAGTTTATTCACTGACCGATTAGCACGAGTTGATGATGACATTGATGGTGAGGATCGTCGGGGCTGGTGGGGTGACAGTGGCGCGCCATCGGCTATTGGCTCACGACTTTGGCTACTGCGGCGGCAAAAATTGACCTCCCAGATAGCTATCAAAGCGGAAGATTACGCCGCAGAAGCATTGGCCTGGCTGATCGAGGATGGTGTTGTCGCGGCCATCAACACGCGTGCTCAAATTATTTTCCCCAACAAATTGCTGTTGCAGATTGATTATCAACAACCGGGTAAAACCCCATCATCGGTTCATCCGTCATCAATAAAATTCTCATGGGTATGGGAGGAGTAATTCATGCCATTTAATCGACCCACTTTAAGCGAATTACGACAACGAAATCAGTCCTATATTCAATCGGAACTGAAAACAGGCGGCAATTTATTGCGCTTTTCTAATATCGGTGTGATTAGTGATGCCGACGCTGGAATGGCGCATCTGCATTATGGCTATTTGGATTATATTGCCCGTCAGGCCACGCCTTATAACGCCACTGACGAATACCTGGCTGCCTGGGCTGCTTTGAAGGATGTGTTCCGTAAAGGGGCTACTCCGGCCAGCAGTACTGATGTCAGTTTCAGTGGCATTGCTGGGCGGATTATTCCTGCCGGGCGGCGGCTTAATCGGGCTGATGGCTATCAGTATCAGCTTGAAAATGAAGTTAAAATCGCTGCGGATGGCAATGCGCTGGGTGAAATTATCGCGATTTTACCCAGCTCGTTAGACGACGCAACTGGTGGGGGGCGGCGCGGTAACAGTGATGCCGGGACGGAACTGACGCTGGATATTGCGATTGATGGTGTTCAGGCCACGGCCACAGCGCTGAACAAAATTTCTGGTGGGGCGGATATTGAATCCGAAGATGCATTCCGCTCTCGTATGTTATTGGCTTACCAGAATATCCCACAAGGCGGTAATGACGCAGATTATCAATCTTGGGCATTAACGGTGCCGGGAGTGACTCGATGCTGGGTTAAACGGCGCTTGATGGGCGCGGGTACTGTCGGGATCTATATCATGTGTGACGATAATGATTATGGTGGTTTCCCGCAGGGTACTGACGGCATTTCATCCCTCGAACAGTGGGGGGAGGTAAAAGCGACCGGGGATCAGGGGCGGGTGGCGGACGGTATTTATCCGCAACAGCCAATTATTGCGCTGGTGTATGTATGTGCGCCGGTTGCTCAACCGATTGATTTTGTTATTAGTGGCATTTCGTATGCTGACAGTGTAACCACCGCTGCCATTAATGCGGCTATTGATGAGGTCTTTTTCACCGAAGGGGAACCAGGGGGCAAAATTCTGTGGTCATCTCTGTTGCTGGCAATTGGTGAAATCGCGGGTACGGGGGGTTTTATTATGCAATCTCCGGCCGCCAATATTGAGCTGCAAACCGGAAAACTCCCCGTCCGGGGTACTGTGAGTTACCTATGAGTCGCTATTCTGTCAGTGAATATACAGAGGCGTTGCAGGCGCTAATGCCAATGGGTTTGGTTTGGCCACGGCGGCCAGAGGGGGTACAAACTGAAGTCCTGCGCGCATTAGCTCATGCTTATCGGCGCAGTGATGAAGATGCACAAGACTTGTTATCTGCTGCTTTCCCGGCAACCGCCACGGCAATGTTACCAGAGTGGGAAGCTACCGTGGGGCTACCGGATCTGTGTGCTATCGGCGAAGTAGACAGCATGATCCAGCGCCAACGCGCGGTGGTGTCTAAATTGTTTGGTATCGGAGGGCAATCAGCAGCCTATTTTATTCGCGTAGCAAAGGCGCTGGGTTACTCCATCAGTATCACTCAATACCGGCAAGCCTGCGCCGGAATGGCAGTTTGTCGCGATGCTTTGAACGGTGAGGAATGGCCTTTTACCTGGCTAATTACTGCTCCCAAAACCACCATTAATTATGCCCAGTGTGGCTTGACCTATTGCAGTGACCCCTTGCGTACATGGGGGAATAAACAGTTGGAATGCCGTTTAGCCGTGCTAAACCCATCTCATACTATTTTGAAGTTCGGTTACGTTAGCTAACTAATCCCTTTATTCATTTTTAGCGCCTTAACGGGTGAGGATTTTCTATGCAAAAAATTGGAGATATTCCTAATACACGCGCCGACAGTCACGGCGAGTTTACCGACGGCAATGTCGCCGGCGGTGTTCCCCCAACGATATTACCGGCTGAATGGTTTAATACAATTCAGCGAGAATTGATGAGTGTGCTTTCTGCCGCTGATATTGATGCGGATAGTGCTCAGTTTAACCAAGTGGCCACTGCCATTTCAAAGCTGATCAGTAATGGTATTGATAATAGTGATTTCCTTCAGGCTGCGAACCATCTTAAAGAAATTAAGAATGCCGGTCCCACAGCGGTCGCCGAAACTCTCGCAAACCTTGGTTTGGGCGACGCGGCTAAAAAGGGCATTGCATCAAATGCGGAAATGCAGGTGGGAACAGCGGATAAGTTGGTTTCGCTAGTTGGGTTAATGAGTGTTTTCGGTAAGCGGACATTTACAGCAAATGACTATATCCGTATCCCCGATGCGCCTGGCGGGTTAATTATTCAGATTGGGTTAATACCCAGTTTACTTCCGTCCTCGGCTGGCGCACAGGCATTTACATGGGCGTTGCCGATACCTTTCCCAAATAAATTACTTAATGCGAGTTTAACAACCGCAGGGACAGCCACACCAAACTCTTCGTTCGCAAATCTAAGTCTTAATCCCGCCAATATCGGACCGGTAACTAATTTGACAGGTTTTGTGCAGAACCTTCGAATGGATCAGGGTGTGAGTATTTTTTATATAGCTATAGGATACTGATATGAAAGCATTATTTAGTCCGGCTTTGGTGGCATTTATTCCTGTTTGCATGGTAGATGATGGAAGTTATCTTCCTGAGATTGCGGATAATTTAGTTGCCATTACTGATGAAGAATTAGCAACATTTTGGCGGCAAACGCCACCTGTAGGAAAAACATTAGGTGTTGCTAGTGGAAGGCCCGCATGGGTAGATTTACCCCCTCTCACTCAAGATGAGTTAGTCGCCAGTGCTAATGCTAAAAAGGGCCAGTTAAAAGCGGTTGCTGATTCAGAAATAGGATGGCGACAAGATGCTGTAGATGGAGGTTATGCCCAAGAAAATGAAGTCACTGAGCTTGCAGCGTGGAAGAAGTATCGAGTGCTATTAATGCGAATTAATACATTAAAAGCGCCGAATATCGAGTGGCCAGTAGCACCGTAATTGTTAATAAACCGGGCTTAATTGCCCGGTATTGTGCTCTTGGTAGTAATAGACACTAAAATTGTTTCTTTAAACCCCAGCCCCTGGAGTTACTGAACATGATACGCCCTTTCAATGTTGTTAAGTTTCTCTGGCTGTCACCCACCCCCTCGTTACTCCCCCCATTTCATGCTAAATTTACCTATCTCACACCATTGCATCGTTTCAGGTACCAGTATGTTTACCTATAAAGAAATATCATCGCTGAACGAACTGGAATTGATCGTCTATAACTACATCATAAAAAATACTGATAAAGTGATGTACATGACCATCAGGGAGTTGGCAGACACCGCGGGTGTTTCTACTACCACCGTTTTGCGTTTTTGTAAAAAAATGAATTGTGATGGTTACTCTGAATTTCGTGTTCGTTTTAAACTCTATTTAGAACATGACGAAAAACCACCGGTCAGTTTCGGTATTAGCGAAATAATTAGCTACTTTAAAAGTATTAATAATAGTGAATTTGACGAACTTCTTGATAGCGCTGCCGCGCAAATAGCGGCTACACGTAGAATTATTTTTGTTGGAATAGGAACATCGGGTGCATTAGGAAAATACAGTGCACGTTTCTTTTCTAATGTAGGGAAATACAGCACTTATATCGATGATCCTTATTATCCAATCAATAGTGATATGTATCAGGATGCGATTGCGATTATCCTCTCTGTTTCTGGTGAAACGGAAGAAATCATCCGTATCGCCAATCAGTTTAGCCTGCAACACTGCAAGATTATTAGCTTGACCAATAGTGATAATTCGACCTTGGCTAAGATGGCTGATTTAAATATCTCTTATCACATGCCACCTATTGTATTAGAGGGACAATATAATATTACTACTCAGATCCCCGTTTTATATATTATTGAAACTATCGGCAAAAAACTCCCGCAATTAGTTAATAAAAACACCCAATAAAACAGGGTGTTTTTTACATGTTACATATTCCAATTCATGGTTTTTGTTATATCGTGACTTCATCTTTCTTTTTGCTAAACTCCAGTCTCAATCGAAAAAATATTAATAATAATCCGATAACACTCTGTTTATCTTATACTCAGCATTCGTGACAGGAGATTAATAATGGCAATTGATTACGCATTAACCGCCCAAGAAATTATTAAGTATATTGGCGGTGATAATAATGTGATTACCGTCACACATTGTGCAACACGTTTACGTTTTATATTGAAAGATAATAAAGCTGTCGATAAAGAAAAATTAAATCGTGTTAAAGGGGTTATTACCGTTATTGAAGCGGGTGGGCAAATGCAAGTGGTTATCGGTAACCACGTCGGTGATGCCTATAAGCATGTCACGAACCTGATCAATATCGATGAAAGTGCACCGGTTGCAGCACCTAAAGTCGGTATCGTTAGCCGGTTGATGGATATTATCTCCAGTATTTTTGCACCTTTCCTTTATCCACTGGCCGCCTGCGGTATTTTACAAGGGATTATTTCTTTCTTGGCTGCGATTGGCTGGATGGATGCCGCCAGCGGTACGTATCGAATTTTAAATTTTGTCTCCTGGACCGGATTTACCTTCTTGCCTGTGATGGTGGCTTTTACGGCGGCCAAAAAATTCAATGTTAACCCTTTTACCGCCGTAATTACTGCTTGTGCGTTGATCAGCCCTGATTATATGAACATGCTGACGGCTAATAAAATTGTTACGGTGAATTCCGCAGACCCTGCCGTTCAGCAATTGATGCATGAAGCGCTAAATAATCCGCAGGTTGCCCACATTTTGAATACTATTGCTGGTATTCCATTATCATCACCCACCTTGGATTTCTTCGGTATTCCCGTGCAATACCTGAGCTATACCGCCTCGGTTATCCCGATTATTTTGATGGTTTGGGCCATGTCTTATGTGCAGCGCTTCTTTGAAAAAGTACTGCCAATGGTGGTGCGTAACCTGTTTACCCCGATGTTCTGTATTGCCATTATGGTGCCCTTAACCTTGCTGGTATTTGGCCCAGTGGGTAACTTGATTGGTGGGGCAATTGGCGGCGTTTACAACACACTTTATAATCTCAGCCCAGCGATAGCAGGGTTTATGGTTGGTGCATTCTGGCAGCCACTGGTCACATTGGGTGTTCATTGGGGCATCACTCCGGTCACTGTAGGGAACTATGCGACATTGGGTTATGACACCTTTACCGGCTTGCAAGCCTCCGCAGTCTTTGCCATGGCCGGAACCATGTTTGGTGTTTACTTAAAAACGCGTAACCGTGAAATGAAAGGAATTTCATTGTCCGCGGGGATTACCGCTTTATTCGGTATTACCGAGCCTGCTATTTACGGTGTGGCATTACGTTTGAAGAAACCTTTCTTATGCAGCTGCGCCGCAGGGGGGATTGGTGGAGCTATCGCGGGGTCTTTTAATGCGGTGTCATGGAGCTATTGCCTGCCGGGTATTGCGGTGTTGCCGGTCTTCTTTAAAGAAGGGCATATGGCACAGTTCTTGGGATTTCTGCTGTCTATTACCGTCGCTTTCGTCTTGGGGGCGGTTTTCACCTGGCTGGTTGGGTTTACCGATGAACCAGAGAATGTGGAACAACCAGGCAGTGCTAAAGCATCTGAAGCACCTATTGCTCAGGCACAAATGAATCAAGGCTAGAATATTTAATGTTCGGGCGGGTTAATTATCCGCCATTGATTTTTATTTCCAGGGTGAACAATTGCCCACAGTATTAAGGGAGAGAGTTATGAGCCACAAACAATTACCGAAAGATTTTTTATGGGGCGGCGCAGTTGCGGCACATCAGGTTGAAGGCGGCTGGGATAAAGGCGGCAAAGGTGTAAGCATTGCCGATGTATTGTCCGGCGGCGCTCACGGTGTTGACCGAGTTATGACTGATGGTGTGCAAGAGGGGTATCGCTATCCAAACCATGAAGCGGTTGATTTTTATGGTCATTATAAAGAAGACATCGCGCTGTTTGCCGAAATGGGCTTCAAATGCTTCCGTACTTCCATTGCCTGGACGCGTATTTTCCCGAAAGGTGATGAGCTGCAACCGAATGAAGCGGGTCTGCAATTTTACGATGATATGTTTGATGAATTGCTGAAATACGGCATCGAACCGGTTATTACGCTATCTCATTTTGAAATGCCGTGGCACTTGGTTAAAGAATACGGTGGCTGGAAAAATCGGAAAGTGGTCGACTTTTTCGTGAAATTCAGTGAAGTGGTCATGGAGCGCTACAAAAGCAAAGTCAAATATTGGATGACATTCAACGAGATCAATAACCAACGTAACTGGAAATATCCACTATTTGGTTACTGCTGCTCTGGTGTGGTGTTCACTGAGCAAGAAAATCCTGAAGAAACGATGTATCAGGTTCTGCATCATCAGTTTGTCGCTAGTGCCAAAGTAGTCAAACTGGGCCATGCTATTAATCCAGAGTTCAAAATCGGGTGTATGGTTGCAATGGTGCCGCTCTATCCATTCTCCTGCCATCCAGATGACATGATGTATTCGGTGGAGGCTATGCGTGAGCGTTATCTATTCGGTGACGTCCACATGCGTGGTTACTACCCTTCATATATTCTGAATGAATGGGAGCGCCGCGGTTTCACTATCAATATGGAAGAGGGCGACCTTGATACTCTACGTGAGGGCTGCGCCGATTACATGGGCTTAAGCTATTACATGAGTAACGCAGTTTCTGCGGTTAATCCCGGTAGCGGCAACTCCCTTTCTGGCTTTGAGGGCAGTGTACCGAATCCACATGTTAAAGCATCCGATTGGGGATGGCAGATCGATCCCGTCGGCTTGCGTTATTCACTGAGCGTATTGTATGAACGTTACCAGAAGCCGCTATTTATTGTTGAAAATGGCTTTGGTGCTATCGATAAAGTGGCTGATGACGGCATGGTTCATGATGATTACCGCATTGCGTATCTTAAAGCCCATATCGAGCAGATGAAAAAAGCAGTGTTTGAAGATGGCGTAGACCTGATGGGCTACACCCCGTGGGGTTGTATCGATTGTGTATCATTCACAACCGGTGAATACAGCAAGCGTTATGGTTTTATCTACGTGGATAAAAATGATGACGGCACCGGCACGATGGCGCGTTCACGTAAACAAAGTTTTGATTGGTATAAAAAAGTGATTGCCAGCAATGGTGAAGAGCTTTAACTCTCTGATAAACCAGCCAACAGGGAAGGGCCGTTTAACACCGGCCTTTCTCACCATTTTCTCCTTTACACCCTCCCAAACGCAGTTGGTTACATTTTTCATTAATGAAAAAATAGTTTAAATTTAAGCTATTACAATAATTTTATCGTTTTGTAGGAAGTAACTGACATATCCTAAAAAAAAGCTGAGTTACTCTTTTACTCCGACGGCTATTGCCATGCTTTGCATGGTTGTTCGTCAGGTGTAATTTAGTTTTTGCTTAATAGGGATAAGAAATGAAAGGAAAATTATTGTTCGCTGCAATGTTGGTAGCCAGTTTTTCTGCCAGTGCTGCGGAACATGCTCACTGGGGATATGAGGGGCAGGAAGACCCGGCACATTGGGGGAAACTTTCCCCTGATTTCTCTCTTTGTGAAACGGGTAAAAATCAGTCACCAGTCAATATTCATGGCGCATTGAAAACTCATCATGGTCAATTGGAATTAAATTTCCAGCAAGGCAAGCAACAAATCGTTAATAATGGCCATACGATTCAGATTAATACTAGCGCTGGTAATACGTTAAAGCTGGATGGCGATACGTTTACATTGCAACAATTCCATTTTCACGCCCCCAGTGAAAACGAAATTGATGGCAAACAGTTCCCATTGGAAGCTCATTTTGTTTATAAAGATAACAAGGGTGAGTTGGTAGTATTGGCGCTGCTGTTCCAGTTGGGAAAAGCTAATACACAATTGGCACTGGCCTGGCAGCAAATGCCAACAGCGGTAGACCAATTAACAATACTGAATAGACCTTTGGATATTAATGCGTTGCTACCAAAACAGTTCAATTTTTACCGTTTTAGTGGTTCACTTACCACACCACCTTGTTCTGAAGGTGTAACCTGGTTAGTGCTTGATCAGCCTGTTAATGTTTCTGCTGAACAAATACATCAATTCCAGTCTGTTGTTCATCATAACAATAATCGGCCAATACAGCCGCTTAATGGTCGCGTTATAGTTGATTAATGTTTGTATGATTCTCGCCACTCTGTTTTCTGGGAGTGGTGAGTAAGATCATCAAATATGTTTATCGCCAAGGGTTGGCAAAAAGACTTATAGCTATAATTGTAAAAATAACTTCCCCCATTTAATATTGAAAGACTTCTTAATCTTGTTATTATTAATATTTAATTGTTAATAAAATAGACAATGTTATACCGCCATATTTCATAACATTGCCCGTTTTCCTTTATTATTTAATAGATGGCCATCATCTGAATAAACTTTTGCCTAATCTTCAATTAGGCCGTATTTCTTTAAAATAGATGCTTATATTTAGGCTGGAATAGCCTCAATAATTGATACATAGCTTCCGGTATCGATAATGCGATTAAGTTTCAGATCTGCGCTGGCCAGCAGTGTTTTAAGTTCCTCCTCAGTGCGTGCTTGTCCTCCATCAAAACTACCTAATAACAAAAGGTCGATCTCTTTGCCACCTTGCCTAGTATCTTCTCTGGATATAACAGGTTCAAAGATAAGCACTTTTGAATTGGGCCGCATTGCATTACGACAACTGCGCAATATCTGACTTGCTTGTTCTTCCGGCCAATCCATTGTGATGTATTTTAATAAATAAATATCAGCTGTTGGGCAGCTTTCAAAGAAATTACCTGTCTGGGTTTCCCAACGTGAATCATCTCCTAACTCACCAAGACGGTTCTTCGCCAAGACCGCAGGGCGATCGAATAAAATACCCTGTAATGTGGGATTATTTTGCAGTACTTTTAACAGTAATCCCCCAAAACCACCGGCAATATCAATCACTGTGGCATGTTTTGGAAAGTCATAGCTGCGCACCAAGAAGTTATTTTCTACTGAGGACATCGATGACATACCAGTATGAAAATCACCTTCTGATTCGGGAATGTTATCTCGTGACCAGTATTCATAAAAAGACATTCCGAATGCCTTTTTAAAGGCCGATTCACCTCGTAGATTTTCGACAAGATTACCGAGTGGGAGCCAGAATGTTTTATCCGTCAGCATTAATACCGCCGCGCGCAGTGAGTCACGATGATCTGAGCGAAGATACTGTGCCGCTGGGGTCAGTGAAAATCGACCATCTGCTGATTCTGCAAAGATATTTCGCGATGCTAGCATGCGTAATACGCGATTTAAATGACGTGAGTCTGCCCCTACTGTCTGTCCAAGTTCCTCCGCAGTTTTTGCCTCTTCTGTCAGATAATCCGCTACCCCTAAAATTGTTGCAGCACGCAATGAGGCTTGAAAAGTAAACCCCATCGCCTGCTCCAATAAATCTAATGCCGCAGTATCATCTTCATTCTTCAGTTGATTATTTTTGCCCATGGTAATAACACCCTCTGGTAATCGATGTGATTATATATAATTGCAATAAATACAAATGCAACCATATTCATTAGGATAATGAATGTATCCATCAAAAATGTAGTTCACGAAATTGATTTATTGCAAATGGTATGTTTTGCTAATTAAGCATATTGATGAGGAATTGATGGGCAATACAATGAAAATTCTGGTTTTTAATAATTAATAGTATTTATGTATTTTTATTTTATTAGTAATTGAAGTTAATGGTTTCTAGCTACTCGCAAATGAGTCATTTTTTTCCCCTGTGTTTCCCCTGCCAAATCCCACAAACAAAAAAACCAACCCTAACGGGTTGGTTTTCTTTGGGATATTTGGTCGGCATGAGAGGATTTGAACCTCCGACCCCCGACACCCCATGACACCGCCATTAATTAACGCAAACCCTTTAAATACGTGGCTTACAGAGTGTTAGACTGTGTATGTAAACAGTGGAATATTTGGAAATTTGGTATTAATAGAATCAATAAGTTATGAGTGGTTTCACACCACTATCCTGCATTGATTTCAGCATGTGGAACCTCGACCCATTCAATGTGATTCTGGGTATAAATTTTTGTAGATTTAGCATCGCTATGAGCCATCCTAGCTTGTGGTTCAACCCCCTGATTATCAAACAAATGAGCTGAAAGGGCGCGTATTTCATGGAAGGTTGGGCGTTCGTCAATATCCAGATTTGCTGCTATGCCTAATTTATCCCGCAACTTAGAAAACGATCGACTTAAGTAATCGGGCGCAACCTGTGTTGGGTGAGAAACCTCTTTGCTACGTTTATTATTCCTCTCAGGAATTCGATGCACTATAAATGGACTGGCCACACTATCCCGACTTTCATCTATTATTCTTTTTAGTTCGGTGCCGATCGGTATTGCAACATGTGATGCTTCTTTGTGCTGAACTTTTTGCCGATGGATATACATGATGCCATGAATGCCGTTAGCTGGTTGTTCGAACCAAACACAGCCACAAATACCATTTTTAGGCTCTTTAATTGAGTAACGGATCCGCGATACTTCTAGCCTGGCATGCGTAGTTTGTAATGCTATATCAATAGCTGTCCGTAGCCAAAGATCAGCAGCACTACGTATAGCTATGAGTTGTTCAAGAGATAAACGCTGGCGTTTTTTTCCCTCAACACGTCGCATTTTCTTACGAGTAGCTGGGTTATCAAACATCAGGGATTCATCTACAGCGTAGCTAAATAGCTTTTTTAAAAAACTAACTTTTCGGTTTTGTACGTTCGCCGACGATTCAGAATGAAAGTGTTGAATGAATGCGTTTACGTGCTCTAATTCAATGTCGCAACTTGATATATCATTGAAGAACTCTTTAACACGCTCCGCATCACTCTTCCAGTCAGCAAGAGTGCTTTTGGACGGCTTTTCATCAGTGATAGCCCTTTTCATTATATTGTCTATATGTTCTGAGAACGGCAGTGCTTCCCCTTTAATTCCCCCTGACTCACGAATGATAGAGTCCAAACTCACCGCTGTCTCAGGACGCATTCTTAAGTTATATTCTTTTGAAACAGCAATTGCGTAGGCTCTATCTGCCCCAATAGTTTTCCTTTTCCCTGAAATTAAAGTCAGAACATATCTGCCTCGAGCTTTGTCGAACTGTAAATAATCAGGGAGGTGTTTATAATCCCGCTTTCTTGGTCTGGCCGCCATTAATCTTCCCCAATTAACGCCATGACATGAGAGGTTACAGCAGAAGCTACGCCCATGCGCTCCGAAGCAAAAACCCATACCGATTGATCAATTATTCTGCCTTGAATCACACCATCTTGAACCCACCGCTTAATAGTTTTAGATGTGGGCACAGATCCTTTCTCGAATTCTCTCTCAGCCCATCGACTGGATTTCATTAGTTTAATTTCTCTGGCCATGGTCATTCTCCACACTGTTTATTTAAAGGCCCGCCGCAAACGGGCCGTTCTACTAATCTATATCGCTGCTGGTGGCAGGAATTAGGTGCTGATAAATGGCAGAGACGTATTTAGCCTGATGAATAGCATCGGCCAAGGCATTATGACGTTCGCCATCAAATTGCATCTCTCGCTTGGGATCGAAACCAATAGCCCGACCAAGTTTAACGATGGTTCTAACATCAAGATCGTTAAACCAGCTCCAGCATGGCGGCATCTGTCACCCAATCTTCCTTTGCTTTCTCGGTCGCCCGCGATGGTGAGAGCTGGTACGAGGATGAGGAAGGGATTGTTATTCGTGAGATTTCTAAATTTTCTCGGCTGTATGACGTCAGTCCCGTCACCTATGCAGCCTATCAGGATGCTGATTCAGGCGTCCGCTCTATGCAAGCCTGGCAGGAAGCGCGAGATAGCGGCGCGCTACAACAAGCCATTAACCACAAAATGGCGCGTGAGCGCCTGCTGACTTTGATTAACGCCTAAGGAAATAAATATATGCCTATGAAATTGCACGACATTAAGCAAAAGCGTAATACCATTTCAACGGATATGCGCGCTTTGCATGACAGTATCGGTGATAACGCCTGGACTGATGAGCAACGAACCAATTGGAACAAGGCAAAAACCGAGCTTCAGGCGCTTGATGATCAAATCTCGCGCGAAGAAGAGTTACGAAGCCAAGATCAACAGTTTGTTCAAGCGCAGGAGCAAGAGCAACGCCAACGGACTGACACACCAGAAGGCCAGCAACAAGAACAGCGCCAACAGGCATTTAACAAGTTCTTGCGTCACGGGCAAAGTGAACTGAGTGCCGAAGAGCGTAGCGCTTTGCGTGAGTTACGTGCTCAAGGTACTGCACCCAATGAAAAAGGGGGTTACACCATCCCAACCCAATTTCGCGCCATGATTGTCGAGGCCATGAAAGCCTACGGTGGCATTGCCAGTGTTGCGCAGATCATGAATACCGATAATGGGCAGGATATTGAATGGGCTACCTCTGACGGCACTACTGAGGAGGGGGAGCTGTTGGGTGAAAACACCGAAACCAGCGAACAGGATGTTGAGTTCGGTTCTGGCTCACTCGGTGCTAAAAAGCTGTCATCTAAAATAATTCGTATTTCTAATGAGTTACTTCAGGATAGTGGCGTCAATATTGAAGCATTTTTGGCTGGCCGTATTGCTCAGCGTATTGGGCGCGGCGAGGCTAAATATCTTGTTCAGGGGACCGGCGCGGGTACGCCAGTGCAACCCAAAGGCTTGGTGACTTCTGTCACGGGCGTCACTCCAACAGCAGCGGCCACTACATTTACATGGAAAGAAATGAATGCTCTCAAGCACTCCATCGATCCCGCGTATCGTAATGGTCCGAAATTCCGTTGGGCATTCAATGATTCAACATTGAAAACCCTCACCGAAATGGAAGATCTGCAAGGTCGTCCACTGTGGTTGCCTGAAATCATTGGTGGTGCGCCAGCAACCGTATTGCAGGTGCCTTACGTGATTGATCAGGCAATCGACAACATTGCTGCTGGTAAGAAATTTATGTTCTGTGGCGACTTTGATCGTTTCATTGTTCGTCGTATCACTTACATGACATTGAAACGCCTAGTAGAACGTTATGCCGAATTTGACCAGACCGGCTTCCTCGCCTTCCATCGTTTTGACTGCATTCTGGAAGATACCGCCGCTATTAAAGCGCTGGTGGGTAAACCTGCTGCGGGTGGCTAATTTCACTTGGATTTAAAACATGCCGCTTTTGCGGTTTTTTTATGCCCGCAATCTGGGTTCAGGTTGCGGGCATGGAGGTTTTCATGTTGTTAACACTGCCAGAAATTAAGGCTCAGTGTCGTCTGGATGCTGATTTTGACCATGAAAATGACCTGTTAACCTTGATTGGCGGCGCAGCAGAAAAACGGGTCATCAGCTACACCAACCGTAAATTATATGCGGATGCGGTACCCGAAACAGACCCTGACGGGCTAGTTCTTGAGGATGATATCAAGTTGGCCATACTGCATCTTGTCAGCCATTGGTATGAAAACCGCTCATCTGTCAGTGATTTTGAGCAGTCAGAAGTGCCAATGAGTTTCTACTTCCTCGTTGGCCCATACAGGTTTATTCCGCTATGACTCAACGCCGATTTACTGAAATCAATGCTACCTATCGGCCACCGGCTCCCGGTGAACTGAATAAGCGCGCCCAGTTCCGCACCCGCGAAGATGTTCCCGGCCACGGTCATATGGGTGTTGATACCGTTTATCACAATAAGTTCGATACCTGGGTAAAGCTATCAGCCATTGGTGATTCTGTCCGTATCGGTTCGGTGCAGATTGATGTTGCCATTACTCACCGCATTGTTATCCGCTACCGAACTGGCGTTACCACGGATGATGAGGTGGTTATCAATAAAATGGTTTACCGAGTCAAGGGAACCACTAACTTGAATGAAGCCAGCCGCTTTCTGGTTATCACTGCTGAAGAGCTGGGTACCCTGGAAGCTATCGGGGAGGGGCATTAATGGGCATTGAAAATTCAACCAGCGGTTTATATCTGCATGTCGATTTTGATAAACCGAAAGAGCTGGAGTTCAACCAGAAGAGAGTTCGCAACGCATTCGCCAAGGTGGGGCGGGGTGTGCAAGACGAGGCGCGGCGGCTAGTGGCGCGCCATGCCATATCAAAGGCTGGCGAAGCACCCGGCACCCGCACCGGTGGACTGTCAAAATCCATCGGCTATAAAGTCCCCTCACCATCAGGCGGGCGTCCGGGCTTTATGGTGCGTATCGCTCCCAACCAAAAAGGGGGTAGGCGAGCAACCAGATTACCTTCTGGGGATGACTTCTATCCTGCGTTCTTGTTCTACGGTGTGAAAAGCAAGGCCAAGCGAGGCAGAAATCACCGAAAAGGTGCTTCAGGTGGCAGCGGCTGGAAAATTGCTCCCCGTAAAAACTTCATGACAGAGGCGCTAGAAAATAGGCGCTTATGGGCCGAGAAAGTCCTGTTCAGCGCACTAAAAAAATCAGTGGTGGTTAAATGAAATTATCACTCGTTATTGCTGCCCTACGGCTACGTTGCCCGACATTTGAGGGGCGAGTGTCTGGGGCGGCTGAATATGAGTTGCTTCTCGAAAATGGCAAGATGGCACCACCCAGCGCATGGATTATCCCGACTAGCGATACCGCCGGTGAACAGCGCTCAAAAACGGACTATTGGCAGACGATTACCGATGGATTTGCCGTGGTGGTAGTGGTGAATAACAGTGCAGATCAGCGGGGCCAGAAAGCGGCATTTGATGCCGTGCATGATTTGCGCGCAGAGTTATTTAAAGCGTTACTGGGTTGGCAACCTGAACCGTGCTATGACGCTATCAAATATGATGGCGGTAATTTGTTGGATACCAACCGTGCGCACCTTTATTACCAGTATGATTTCTCAGCAAAAATTGAGATATCCGAAGAAGATACCCGCCAATGGGACGACCTTCAGCAGCTTGAAGAGTTAAAGAAAATCATGGTTGATGTCGATTTTATGACCCCTGACGGCACCATTGAACACAAGCTAAACATCCCCCTTAACGACGAGTAACCCCTTATGCATGTGATCCCCAAAGATGGCCGGTCAGTTCCTGACCCGGTTAGAGGTGACTTTTTGCCCGCAGAGGGCCGAAACGTCGATGAAAATATTTACTGGCACCGTCGGATAGCGTCAGGAGAAGTGACTGTCAAGGCCGCAGAACCTGAAGAAACCGCACCACCGGTACCCCTCGTTCAACCTGAGCAAAAGGCCAGAAAACAATGATCAGCTTTAACAACATCCCTAATGATTTACGGGTGCCGTTGTTCTTTGCCGAAATGGATAATAGCGCGGCGAATACGGCACAGGACAGCGGGCCATCACTGATTATCGCTCATGCGCTGGCAATCAGTTCGATTGAAAAAAACACACTCGTTATTATGCCGTCGGCAGACAGAGCGGGGCAGGTAGCCGGACGGGGTAGCCAGTTAGCCCGCATGGTGGCAGCTTACCGGGCTGTCGATCCCTTTGGTGAATTGTGGGTGGTTGCTGTCCCTGAAGTCGCGAGTGATCCGGCAACCGGCACACTCACTGTCACTGGTACCGCGCAAGCCTCCGGCGCTCTCTCTATTTATCTTGGCTCTACTCGAGTGCAGGTGATTGTCACCGCACTGGATACGCCGGCGATTATCGCTACCAGCATTGCTGCAGCCATTAATGCACTGGTTGATTTACCGGTGACCGCCATTGCTGCTGCAGGTGTTGTCACCCTCACGGCCAAAAACAGCGGCTTAACCGGTAATGGTTTGCCTGTCAGCCTGAACTATCGCGGTACGGTGGGCGGTGAGCAGAACCCCTCTGGTGTGAATGTGGCCATTGTTCCACTGGCTGGCGGGGCTGGTGCACCAAACCTGTCTGCCACTATTGCCACGCTGGGTGATGAGCTGTTTGATTTTATCGCTTTCCCGTTTAATGACTCGGCATCACTGTTCACTATCGGCAAAGAGATGAACGACGATACCGGGCGCTGGAGCTGGTCACGGCAGTTATATGGCCATGTGTACACCGCGAAAGTTGGCGATTTGTCGGATCTGGTGGCTTTTGGTGCCACGTTTAACGACCCACATCTGACCATTGCCGGCTATGAAACTGGCGTACAGATGGCAACGGATGAACTGGTTGCAGCACGAACCGCGCGTAATTCGGTGTTTATCCGTAACGATCCGGCACGACCTACGCAAACTGGCCTGTTAAATGATGCGCTTCCGGCTCCAGTGGGTACGCGTTTCATTCTGTCCGAACAGCAATCCCTGTTAACCCACGGCATCGCCACGGCTTACAGCGAGGGCGGGGTATTACGTATTCAGCGTGATATCACCACCTATCAGAAAAACAGCTACGGCAATGCCGATAACAGTTTTCTTGATAGTGAAACATTGCATACCAGCGCCTATGCGTTGCGCCGGTTGAAGTCGGTTATCACCAGTAAGTACCCACGCCATAAGCTGGCGAACGATGGTACCCGTTTCGGTGCTGGTCAGGCGATTGTCACACCGAATGTTATTAAGGGAGAAATGTTATCCATTTACCGCCAACTGGAGCGCGCGGGAATTGTTGAGAACTTTGAGCTGTTCAAACAATACCTGATTGTCGAGCGCAACGCGGATAACCCTAACCGGCTTGATGTGCTGTTCCCACCTGATTATGTCAACCAACTGCGAGTGTTCGCAGTGCTTAATCAGTTCCGTCTGCAATATAGCGAAGAGGTGGTCTAAGTGACGAGTAAACGAATTGGCGGTACCTGCTATTTCAAAGTCGATGGTCAGCAATTATCTCTGACTGGTGGTATTGAAGTGCCAATGAATACCGCGGTGAAAGATGATGTGATCGGTATGGATGGCTCGGTGCACTATAAAGAAACCCACCGTGCCCCCTACATCAAAGGCACTTTTAAAGTTGAACCCAATTTTCCTACCAGCAAGCTGACAACTTCCGATGACATGACCATTACCGCAGAGTTAGCGAATGGCATGGTTTATGTACTTTCTGAATCTTGGCAGCACAGTGAGTCTAACCACAATGCCGAAGAGGGTACGGTAGATATGGAATTCCACGGGCAAGAGGGCTTTTACCAATGAAACTGACATTAACAGCACCGATTACCGCGCATGGTGAAGAAGTTACAGAGATTGAAATGAGAGACCCTACGGGTAAGGATGTTCGTGAAATCGGATATCCTTATCAACTTAATCCTGATGAGTCAGTGAAATTATTATCTGCTGCAGTATGCAAATACATCACTCGACTTGGCAATATTCCACCCAGTGCAGTGGATTCAATGTCTCCAGCCGATTTAAATCTTGCAGGCTGGGCGGTGGCCCGTTTTTTCCTCGGCAGTTAACGTCAGATGTTCTTGTCGCCCGCTATTTTAATTGCGCCAAATATTGGGGCATTAATCCAATAGAAATGCTTGATCAGTCATTTTCTTCACTCGATTTACTGGAGAAACAGGCTATCCGCATAGAGCAGGAGATAAAAAATAATGGCGGATAGTTTCCAGCTAAAAGCACTCATTACAGGTGTTGATAAACTGTCTCCGGCTTTGGGCCGGATTCAGAAGAATATGCGTTCATTCCGGCGAAATATTGATAAAAGCTCAGCGGGCGCAATGCCATTAGCTGCTGGCTTAGTTGCTGGGTTAGCCGGAGCCGGTGTTGCTTATGCAAAACAAGAGGACGCAGCAACGGGTTTAAAAGTTGCCATGATGGATGCTGGTGGATCTGTCGGTATCGAATTCGAAAAGATCAATAAACTGGCAGTCGGGTTGGGTAATAAATTGCCAGGCACTACTGCCGATTTTCAAAACATGATGCAGATGCTGGTCAGGCAAGGCATCCCCGCTACTAATATTTTAAGTGGTGTGGGCGAAGCCTCCGCTTATCTGGCTGTACAGCTGAAGAAAACCCCTGAAGCCGCCGCAGAGTTCGCAGCAAAAATGCAGGATGCTACAGGAACTGCGTCTAATGACATGATGGGGCTGTTTGATACCATCCAAAAAGCCTTTTATATGGGGGTGGATGACACCAACATGCTGGCTTTCTTCGGTAAGACTAGCTCTGTCTTGAAGATGGTCAACAAGGATGGACTCACTGCCGCCAAAGCATTAGCCCCGATCTCAGTCATGATGGATCAGATGGGGATGCAGGGTGAAGCATCAGGTAACGCATTACGTAAGGTGTTTCAGGCAGGCTTTGATGGCAAGAAGATGAATGCCGCCAATAAGTTACTGGGTAAAAAAGGAATTAAGCTAGATTTTACTGACGGTAAGGGCGAGTTTGGTGGTCTGGATAATATGTTTAATCAACTCCAGAAATTACAATCACTGACCACAAAGCAAAAGACCACTATTATCAAACAGATATTCGGTGATGATGCAGAAACGCTACAAGTGGTAGATGCCCTTATTACTAAAGGTAAAACCGGCTACGACGAAGTATTGCAGCGGATGAATAAGCAGGCGACGCTGCAGCAACGTGTTGATGCTCAGTTAGGTACGCTTACCAATTTATGGGAAGCCATGACAGGCACCGCAGTAAATGGACTGGCCGCAATTGGCGGGGCATTTGCGGGTGATGCAAAACATGTGGTGACCTGGCTGGGGGATTTAGCCGAGCGGTTCAGCGACTTTGCAGCGACTAACCCTGAGGTTATCCGTGGAGCCATTGGCCTTGCTGCTGGGTTTGTAGTCCTGAAGTTGAGTATGCTGGGTGTGAATATTGCTCTTGGGCTGATAAGTAAAACTATCGGCATGAGTCCCATTGGTATGATTATTCGTATTGTAGCGATGGGCGCAGGGTTAATACTGGCTAACTGGGGAACTCTTGGCCCATGGTTTAAAAATATGTGGGACTCAATTACCGGTTGGTTCAGCACTGCGTGGGAATTTATCAAGGAGTGCAGCGCAACAGGCTGGCAGTTTGTCAAAGACCTATTTTTCAACTACCACCCTCTAGGCATTATTATTGAGAATTGGGAGCCGATAGTTGGCTGGTTTAAAGACATGTGGGAGCGCGTCAGCGTTTATATTGAGCCAATCCTCAATGCGATGAATAAAGTGAAAGGGTGGGCTAATGATGGTTGGGATTATGTTTTCGGTGACGATAATAGCGGACAACCCGCTACGCAGGGATTATCACCGCAATCCAATAATTACCTACTATCTAGCCAAAGCCAGCAGAAAGTTAACGGAGAAATGACGGTTAAGTTTGAAAACGCCCCACCTGACATGAATGTGGTGAGCTCTCAAAGTAGTCAATCAGGTTTTGGTATTGGCTACGACGTTGGCTATAGCCGCTTCGCTAATAAGTAATTGATAGCCTACAGGCCCACTTCGGTGGGTTTTTTTTCGCCCGGAGAATGTATGAGCTGGAAAGATAAGCTATTACCGGCCTCGTTTCGTGGTGTGCCATTTAAAACGCAAGAGGATGAGGCCACTTTCGGGCGCAGGACACAAACCCACGAATACCCCAACCGCGATAAGCCTTACTCCGAAGATCGGGGACGGGTGACACGGCGCGATACTATTTCAGCCTATCTGATTGGTGATGATTACCAGGTACAACGTGATCAACTGATTACCGCCATTAACCAGGCGGGGCCGGGGAAACTGATCCACCCGCAGTATGGCGAGCTAAATGTCTGTATCGATGGTGAGGTAAGCATTAGCCATAGAGCCTCAGATGGCCGTATGTGCACCATCAGTTTTAACTTTGTTGAAGCGGGTGAACTCTCATTCCCTACCTCCGGTGTTGCCACTGGCCAGAAGCTGGTTTCCTCCTGTGATGCCATGACCGACTGTGTCACTGATGCATTCGGTAAGGATTTCGGGCTAGAGGGCATGGCCGATTTTATCCAGAACGGTGTGATCAGTGATGCCAGCGACATGATGAACACCGCTATTAAAACCTTTGACGGTGTGAATTCGGCTATTGCCGACGCGGGCCGCTTGCTGGATGGCGACTTGTCGGTGCTGCTAATGCCACCCAGTTCCGGCATGAATTTCGTTAACCGGCTGCAACGTATGTGGCGTTCGGGTAACAGTCTGCTGGGTAACAGCGACGACATTATCAATAAGATTAAGGGGTTGAGCGGGTTTACCGTGGGTCGTGATCTGGCTCCACATGGGGTATGGAAAACGGACAGCAAGACTATCCAGACCCAAACCACCCAGCGTAATGTTGTCGCTCAGGCCATCCGCACCACGGCACTGACTGAGGCGGCACAAAGCGTGGCTGATTTACCACAGGCCCGCCCGCCACTGACTGCCACGGTAACACCGCAGGCGCAACTGCCGCTGGTCACTCATCCGGCGGTCACGTCGCTTAGCGACACAGTAGCGGCTACTCCGCCGGTGACTTATGAGGCATTGACAGAGATCCGCGACTCCCTCAATACCGCCATTGATCAGGAACTGCTACGGGTGACCGATGATGCGCTGTTTCTGGCGATCAACACCGTGCGCGCTGATGTCAATCGCGATATCAGCATGCGGCTCGAGCAGATAGAAAAAACCACCTTCCGCACCCCTGATGAAGTGCTGCCCGCGCTGGTGCTGGCGGCTGACTGGTATGACTCCGCCGCGCGCGAAACTGACATTATCGGTCGCAATCAAATCACCCATCCCGGCTTTGTGCCGGTGAAAACACTACAGGTGCCCATCCGATGAATAACGATGTCACATTGCGGGTGAATGGCCGTGAGTGGGTCGGCTGGACGTCGGTCTCAATTTCGGCCGGTATCGAACGTCTGGCCCGTGATTTTAATGTGGAAATTACCCGCCAATGGCCCGGCAGCGAAGAGGCGGGACACCTGCAGCCGCGAGTGAAAAAGGGCGATGCGGTTACGGTGTTGATCGGCACTGACCTGGTGGTCACCGGCTATATCGATGCCACACCGGTACGCTATGACGCCCGCTCAGTATCGGTGGGCATTGTCGGTCGCAGCAAAACCGAAGACCTGATCGACTGTGCCGCCCTGATAACTCAGTTTACCGGGCGCTCTTTTGTCCAGATAGCGACCCAGCTGGCCGCGCCCTTTGGTGTCTCGGTGGTCAATGCCGGAGTGGAAAACACGCCGATGCAGGGGTTGCAGGTGGATTACGGCGAAACGGTGGTCGATGTGCTGGATAAGATGATGGGCATTCAGCAGGTGCTGGCCTATGACAATCCAGCTGGCGCATTGGTGATTGGCCCGGTGGGAGCCTCACGCACCGTCACCGCACTGGTGCTGGGTGAAAATATCATTTCCTGCGACACCGAACAGAGCATTAAAGACCGTTTTTCTGAATACGTGGTAGCGGGCCAGCGGTCGGGTAATGACGACGATTTTGGCGCGGCCACTACCAATGCCATCCGGGCTAAAACGGTAGACGGCGGCGTCAGCCGCTATCGACCGATGGTGATCAAGCAGAGCGGCAATGCGACGGGTTCCTCGGTGATTGAACGCAGTCAGTTTGAAATGCTACGGCGGGCAGCGCGTACCGATGAGGTGACCTATACGGTGCAGGGTTGGCGGCAGGGGAACGGCGATTTATGGTCACCCAATCAACTGGTCACGGTGTTTGATCCGGTACTGGGCTTTAACAACCGCGAAATGTTAATCGCGGAAGTGACCTACAGCAAAAATGAGCAGGGAACTCTCACCCAGCTGCGGGTTGGCCCGCCTGATGCTTACTTACCAAAACCGCCTAACCCTGACAAAAAACGCCGTAAAAAAGCCGAAGAGGACGAATTCTAATGAGCCGATTGTTTGCGGGGATACAGCGCGGCCTGTCCAATATGCTGGTACGGGCGGTAGTGCGTCGCCTGGACTCCAGAAGTAAAAATCAGATGCTGCAAATTCAGATGATAGCGGATGAGTTAAAAGACAACATCGAACATCTGGAACCTTATGGATTCACCAGTGCCGCACATACTGGTGCGGAAGCATTTGCCGCCTTTCCCGATGGTGATCGTTCGCATGGTGTGGTGTTGGTGGTTGCAGATCGCCGCTACCGGATTAAAGGGCTGAAGTCTGGCGAGGTGGCCATTTACAGCGATGAGGGCGATAGCATTATTCTCAAGCGCGGCAACCAAATAGAGCTGAACACCAAACAGTTTATTGTTAACGCCGAAGAAAAAGCAGTATTCAACACCCCGCTCATTGAAGCTACCGGCGAGATTAAAGCCGTTGGTAACATTGAGTCTGCTGCTGATATTAAAGATAAAACCAGCACCATAGCGACTATGCGTGAGCAGTTCAATTTGCACGATCACCCACATGGCGAACCGAATACTGACAAGCCTAACCAGAAGATGGAGTAACTCATGATCCTGATGGTGAATGGTCAACAACAATCAGCCTCCACGCCCACTGATAACTTAACTCGTGCAGTGATTATTTCTCTTTTCACCTGGCGTCGTGCTGATCCGGATGATGATTCAGAACAGCCGATGGGGTGGTGGGGGGACAGCTATCCCACGATACAAAATGACCGTATTGGTTCCCGTTTGTACTTGCTTCAGCGCACCACACTGACCCATAACACCGTCGAACTGGCCAGAGGCTACTTAGAACAGGCGCTAGCCTGGCTAAAAGACGACGCCATAGTTTCACGAATAGCCATCAATGTGCAGCGCCGCGGTACCGAGATACTGGCCGCCGAGATAACCCTGTACCGTAACGATGGAAATTCTCAGCTAATCACCTTTGATGATTTATGGAGTGCCCTCAATGGCTGACAGCGGATTTAACCGCCCGACACTTCCCCAACTGATTACCCAAATCCGCAGTGACCTGAATTCTCGCTTCCAAACTGATGCTGTTCTGCGCCGTACCGACACCGAGGTATACAGCCGGGTGCATGCGGCGGCAGTGCATACGGTTTACGGCTACATCGATTATCTGGCCCGCAACCTGTTACCGGATCAGTGCGATGAGGATTGGTTAACGCGCCACGGCAATATGAAGCGTTGCCCACGCAAGGAACCCGCAACGGCGACCGGTTTTGTGCGCTGGGAGGGGGTCACCAACGGTATTGAAGTGCCTGCCGGCAGAGTAATTCAACGTGATGATTTGCAGGAGTACACCACCACGGCGACGGCGACTGCTGTTGCGGGGGTTCTGCGGGTACCGGTGATTTGCTCGGTGGCTGGCACTTTGGGTAATACTGACGATGGTATCAGCATGGTGCTGACCCAACCGATTAACGGTTTGCCATCATCTGCCGCCGCTGACAGCATTGAGGGCGGTACTGATGTGGAGCCAGTGGACGAGTGGCGGGCGCGAGTCATTGAGCGGTGGTATTACACCCCGCAAGGCGGCGCTGATCCTGACTATATTATCTGGGCTAAAGAGGTACCTGGCGTCACTCGCGCCTGGACTTATCGCCACTGGATGGGAACCGGCACGGTTGGTGTGATGGTGGCCAATAGCAATCTTGAAAACCCTATTCCGGATAACGCCGTAGTCGGCGCGGTGCGTGATCACATTCTGCCGCTGGCTCCGGTGGCAGGGGCCAGCCTCTATATCCTCGCGCCAGTGGCAAAAGTGGTGCCGTTCCATATTCGCCTCACCCCCGACACACCAGAAGTGCGCTATGCGGTCATTGCTGAGTTACGCGCTATGTTTCTGCGTGATGGGGTGCCGGGTGGAACACTGGATCACTCGCGTATTAGCGAGGCTATCAGTATTGCCACTGGGGAATATAAGCACGTTCTGGTCAGCCCGACCGATGATATCCCGCTGGCTGCCACAGAATTGCCGATTGTGGGAGAGCTAACGTGGACTTAACCGACAGCTACGGCCAATTATTAACAAACCTGCTGCCGCGCGGCCCGGCATGGGAGGGGGATGATCCTCTACTGCTGGGACTGGCACCGTCCTACTCCCGCGCCCATCAGCGCGGCGATAGCCTGATGCTGGAGGTTGATCCGCGCACCACCACCGAGTTGATTTATCGCTATGAACAGATAACCGGTCTGCCGGATTCATGCGCACCGCCCGGGGTGCAGACATTGGTCCAGCGGCAACAGCGGCTGGACGCAAAAATTAACATTACAGGCGGGATTAACAAGGCGTTCTATCTGGCGCAACTGGCGGCGCTGGGCTATCCAGATGCCACTATCACCCAGTTTGAAAGTGATGTTTTCCGCTGCACTTCGACCTGCATTGATTCGCTTTATTCAGACGAGTGGCGCTACTGGTGGCAGGTCAACATGCCGAATGTCACCCAGATAACTGACATGACCTGCGCTTCTGTCTGCACCGACAGCCTGAGAACGTGGGGCGATACTACTGCCGAATGCGTCATTAACAAACTTTGCCCCTCACACACCTATGTGACTTTCTTATACCCGGAGTAACCTTTTATGCATCGTATTGATACCCCAACCGCCCAGGTTGATAAATTTGGCGCGGGTAAGAACGGCTTTACCCGTGGTAACCCACAAACTGGCGTACCGGCCACGGCATTGGATGATGATTACTTTGATGCCGTGCAGGAAGAACTGGCGGGAGTTGTTGAAGCAGCTGGCTTTGTTTTAAATAAAGCGGATCGCGCGCAATTACTTGCTGCCATACAACATCTGATTACTTTGGGTATCCCTGACCTTAAAGATGCCTCATTAACCCAGAAAGGCGTTGTCCAGCTTAGCAGCTCTACAACCAGCGTCAGCGAAATACTCGCCGCAACGCCGAAAGCAGTTAAGGATATGGGGGATAAGGCATTAAAGACCACTAACAACCTATCTGAAATTGCCGCTGCGGGTTCTGTTGCTCAAGCAACAACACAAGCAAATATCGGATTGACGCCGAGCAAGTTTTCCGGCCGATTGCTGAATACGCAGACATTCACATCAACTGGCACTTATACGCCCACTGCTGGTACTGCGTATATTGAAGTTGAGGCCGTAGGTGGTGGCGGGGCATCAGGATCACTTTCTGCTACAGGCGCAGGACAAGGTGGCATTACAGTCCCCGGGAGTAATGGGGCATATGCATTTGCATCATTCACTACCGGATTTAGTAGCGGCGTTTCTGTTGTTATCGGATCGGGTGGGGTGGGAATTTTTGGTAATGGGCCAGCTGGAGGGAGTACAGCATTCGGGACATTACTTAGTTGTCCTGGAGGGCCAGGATCATTTGTTAGTCTCGCTATAACTCCCCCTGGATATACATCACCTCAACCGGGCCCAGCCATACCTACAGTTACAGGTGGTACCCTAATCAAATCAGGGTATGGGAGCCTTTTAAACCCAGCAGTAATTTTGGCACCAGGGGTTTTTACTAACTATAGGTTAACCACTCAGACGCCAATAGGGACCTTTGGGTTAGGGGCGGGCGGTCAGATTAGCAATGCATCAGCAGTTGCAGTAATTGGTGCCAGCGGCAGTTCCGGTTATTTAATTGTGAGGGAGTATAGTTGATGAGTATATATGCATTAATAGATATTCAAACCAATATTGTTGTTAACACAATTGTTTTGGAAGACGGAACTGGGTGGCAACCACCGGATGGATTGCTTTTAGTAAAATGCGTTGAAGTATGTGGGATTGGGTGGGAATATAAAGACGGGGAATTCATTCAGCCTGATTATTAATCATTTAGCTCGCTAATTAATTGAAAATCAAAACACTTTAGTATGAAAAACACAAACTGGGCACCATTTTAACTTTCTGGTGCCCAGTGGTAATTGCTAATTAATTGAGTTTATTTTTTTATAAAGTGGGTTTGCCAATAATTCAGAGCCATTATTAGATAAGTGAGAATTATCACCAGTTGTCATATATAGGAATTTATTATCGATAAATGCATAACAATATTTTTCATCACATATGTATTTTGAAGGATCAAAATATCTTACTTCAGGGTAATCTTTCAAAACCTTGAAAACATCATCCCTGTACTTTTTATTGCTATTATCAAAGTAAGATTTTGCGGTAAGGCAAGATTCTGATGCATCAGCTCTAAAGTTGAATGGCCTTTCATTAAGGCATTTTTTGGAGTCAAATGGCATATTTGGAATGTCCAAAATAAATGTTATATTCTTTTTCTTACTTAAAAAATAATCGAATGTTTTACGAAGGTTTGCATCAAAATTAATCTTGTTTTTATGGCAAACAATTGATGCGCAAGAAATAACAACATTTTTAATGGCTGGGTTGCTACCAATATAATCATATATATCTTTTTGAATTACATTGAGTTTGTTATCTTTATTTATTGAATTAATTATTGGGTTTAATCCAGCCGAGGTCCACCCACCACCCAAAACTCCGACATTCTTATTATCTATTACTGAAAGACCGTGATAAAAATGCAGCGCGTGAGAGTCTCCAAATAATATGGTCTCTGGAATCCCGGCGCTTTTAGTAATGCATATATAATCAGATATCTTTGGGAATACCTTTCTGCAACTGTCGTTACTCAATTCACGTGGTGTTTCCATCTGGGAAAGAACCGCACTATCGTGCTCAGATAGTGACTGAACCCTAGACGGGAAACCATTATTTGAGGTAACAACATACCCGCAAGCCCCCAAGCAAGCCATTACGACTAAAAGAAATATTGTTTTTACTTTAAAAAATGACCCTTTCCTTATTTTATTTTCTATGAAATGTAAGCTAACCCAAGCCATAAAAATTGATAAAACAACCAATAATAATCTAATAGCTACACTTGGGGTTCCGCTTTCCATTATGTGAGCAAATGATAGCAACGGCCAATGCCACAAATACAAAGGAAAACTAATTAATCCAAACCATACAATGATTCTGTTAGATAATACCATCTTATTGAACCATGCATTAGGGCCAGCAAGTATCAATAAAATAGCACCAACCACAGGGATTGCAGCATAAAATCCAGGGAATTTAACAGATTCATTTATAAAAACAAAACCAATAAACAGTAAAACAATCCCAATAATTGAATATGTATTATCAGTTATTTTAGTAAATATTGACTTGTGGGTATTTATTTTAAGACTTAATATTTTTTCACTTGAGTTTAATTTAAGAATTAAATGCTTTTTATTTATTGTAACCCAAGCTAAAAGACCTCCACTTAAAATCTCCCAAAATCGCGTTTGAGGACTATAGAAAGTAAGTGGCTGGCTTTTATATATGAAAAATAAATTCAATAAAAATGATACTATCAGAGCAATAACCGTTACTTTCCCTATATTTATTTTAATTTTCCATAAAGCAAATAATATCAAAGGCCAAACTATATAAAACTGCTCTTCTATTGCTAAGCTCCATAAATGCAATAAAGGTTTATTAATCGCAGTTTCATCGAAATAACCCGCCTCGCCCAATAACATAAAGTTAGAAACAAAAGCAGAGCCACCAACTATATGTTTACCGAGTTGCATGTATTCATCAGGAAGAAGTACCACCCATCCAATTAAAATACAAAATAATAGTACAGTTATTAATGATGGGAAGATTCTCCTAATGCGTCGAGAGTAAAAATCAAAAAAACTAAAGCTACCATTATCTAATCCCTTATATAGTATTGATGATATTAAAAAACCAGAAATAACAAAAAATACATCAACACCTATAAAACCACCTGGAAATACATTGGGGAAAGCATGGAAAAAGACAACCGACAATACAGCTATAGCTCTTAACCCATCAATGTCTGGCCTATATTTAGGATGTGAAGATTTATGAGTGTCAACTTCATTTGATTTTTCAACTAAACTATGTTCTTCATTGATTTTTATCATTTTTTCCATCGTTATCAT